GCGACACAATCCATTTGGTTGTGCTTGCAAAGTAATAATATGGCAATTCATCATTTCACTACACCAAAATGCACAATTAGAACATTTAACACCAATTGATTTATTTTCATTTTCCGCTGGAGACATGTAGCCAACCCAGATGCCATTGTTGTCATTGTCGGCTAACTTGCCGTACTTATCAACAATTTCATACATTGAGTCAACATACATCTTCTCAGCTGGATATAAATCTAAATCGTTATAACCGTGCTTTTCGTTTTCTTCACTGTATTCATTCTTTTCGCTATCTTCTTTGGGCATAACAATAGACAAAGCAACACGAAACGCTTTACCCATGTCAGTATTTTTTTGTTCCATTACTTAGCAATTCTGTCAGCGTGAATAATAATATTTGCTGTTCCGCTTGTGTAAGCACTCATGCGAGCACGAATATATGGAATTCCGCCTATATAAACCTGAGAAATTCCGTTCGTAGTTCTTGTCGTAACAAGGGTAGTTGAGTTTGTTTCGCTTGTGTTTTTGACAGCAGTAACAAACCAATTTGTATTATCTGCTGATGCTTCAAAAGTAATAGTTCCAACCCATGTTCCAGTAATCTGAAATAAAATATTATTAGCACCTTCAACTGAAGCACCAACTACTGCATCTGCTGCACCAAGTGTTCCTGATTCTTCTCCTGGGATAATCATTTATTTACCCTTCTTTTTTGTTGCTTTCTTTGCTACTTTGTATTCCATCTTCTCTGCTTTTTTATAAGCTTCTTTAAAACCCATTTTCTTTGCTGCTTTCTTCATCATATTATTTGCTCCTTTTTTTAATAGATTTTTTTGCTTCAGACAATGCAATTGCAATTGCCTGCTTTCTTGATTTAACAACAGGACCAGTCTTAGATCCAGAGTTCAACTCACCCTTCTTAAATTCACGCATTACTTTAGATATCTTCTTTTCAGATTTACTTTTTTTCATTTTTCTTTGCCTTCTCTTTTTCTTTTTTTGCAATTATTGCTTTTGCTTTTTTCAAAGTCATTGTTTTTTCTGCTTTTGTAGATTGTTTATCAGAAGATTTTTTTGCGGGGACATCAATTTTTTTTGTTTCTGCTGCTTCTTTAATAATTACTTTAGCTGCTTTTTTAATTTTATTTTTCATACTTTATCCTTTAAATGCCAGTCAATATGTCCATCAAGTTTATCAGCAATCTTATCTATTTTCCCTGCCAATATGCCATGTTGTTCAGAACTTTCTTTTCTAAAAGATTGCAATAACACCACGAGAGGACCACCAATTAAAGCAACAAGTACAGGTACAATCCATTCCATACTAAATTAACTCTTTCCTAGCAGAAATCTTTTCCACATTAGGCATACTTTCATACATCCTTTGAGTTTCACGAATTGTTGGACCATTCCAGTTAGACTGCCCTTCTGAAGCAGCTCTAAACCCAAATCTAATTAATTTTACATGACATTTAAAGCAAAGCTGTCGTTTTAAGTCGTTTTCTTCATGAATCGGTTTAGAACAATGCAAACATTCCATAGAATCTCCTAATAGTAGCTTAATTCGTTACATACGAACTAGTAAAAATTGTGTTCTCCAATAAAGTAGCGTTCTTTTGCTTTTACTGGTTTTTTCATAGTAGAGGTAAAATAGTCCAAAGTGCCAAATGGTGCATCAGTTTTTGGTCTGTATTCTGGCAACCAGGCGTATTTAAGCATTTGATTGGAAATGGCTAAACTCATAACACGGTCATCATGTGGTGATCCATGCATAGAACCATTATCATCTCTAACGAATGTTTTTAATTCAGCTACCGTTAAAGCACATCCAAGATCCAAAACCCCATCTCTTAAGTTAGCACTAAGTTCATCAATTGCCAATGGTTTAGTTAGACTTGTTGTTCTCCAACCTAAAGCTTCTGTAGCCTCTGCATGTCGTTGATTCAATCTGCGCTGACGATACAAATTATAATAATTAGCTTTATTTAAAGCCGTTAAGGTTGTTAGACCGTGGTTGTTAGACTCTACGCCAATCAATGCTTGATTGTAGAAATAGCCTAAAGACAATAATACTTCTTCTCCAAACTTATCTGGATCAATATGACCATGCCAATGGGCTACGATCTGCCCAGATTTAGCGTCAATGACATGAGCTGATGAATAATCTCCTCTTGCCAAGCCTTCTGCAACATCGGCTCCAATTGTATATATCGCCCCGAACTGAGGCAAACTCCATACAGACAAAGGACCACCAGATGATTCAAAGATATATGAATTACGAACATCCGATAGTTTCTTGAGGAAACCTTTCTTTGGTTCATCTGTACGAAGTCTACTTAAAGATTCAGTATCAAAAACTGGTCTTCCTGAACGAATAAAAGCTTCTTCAGGATTAGATGGGTATTCTTGATGTAATTGCCAAGGTGCTAGTTCTTCTGCCTGTGCATCATACCAAGCCTGATCTCTATCCCCGTTAGCAGACCACGGAAAGAATATGCCCTTAAAACGGTTTGTGCCGTTCTGAGAGCCATGCCAGAGATTGTAAAATATGTTTCCCTCACCTTTTGCCGTGGATAGACATATTACACGACCACCGACATCTGCAATAGGTTCAATTGATGCCCAAGCCTCTTCAGGGTTAGGCAAGAAAGCCATTTCGTCAATAATAGCCAAATATACGGATTCACCACGAGCTGGTTCATTTGCTGAAGGCAAGGATTCAATTACAGAGTCATTATCAAAAGACATCTTAAGAACATTGTTCTGTATTAGTTCTGGACCAGCAATCTTTAACCATGAAGGTAAAAACTTGTACATATATTTAGTTTTCATCAACAACTTGGCGGCTTCTCTTTCTGTTTTAGACAACATTACAACAAATCTATCCGCCCAGAAAAATGTTACCCAGAATGCATATGCTGCTGCTAATGTTGAGAATCCGATCTGGCGAGCTTTAAGTACAATTGTATTTCTATTTGTTAACCAAGCTTCTACTGTTTTTATTTGAGCAGGTCTTAGGATAAACTGAATACGACCTTTGCTTGGGTGTTTGATATAAACAAAATTATTACAGAAATATTGGAAAGCTTCTGATAGTTCTTCTGGGGTTCCATTTTCTGGTCCACGACACTTACGATAATTGTATTCAACTAGTAATTCATTTAATTCCATTTTCCCTCGTTATTCCACCCAAGTCTGGGTTTCTTCGCTCCAGTAATATAATTTATCACCTGATGGGCAAGGAACTGGTGCTTGCCAATCAAAGTTTTCATTTATAATCCATGATGGATATGGTTTTATATGTATGAATACATCATTGGATTCATCATATTCCATACCAATACCAGCAAAACTTTTTCTAAAATTATTATTATAACTTGTTTGTTTCCATTTTCCGCCAAAGAATTTGTTTAACAAAGCAGAGCCAATCAAACAACTTTCTGGAAAAGGTTTTCTATCACAATCATCATCACTAACAACAATAACTCTTAAAACAATATTATTATCATCTAATTCCGCAAAATGTGCCATAGTTATGCCGCCAATGAATAGTTTAGTGATATCGCAGTAGTTGCATTGAACCTAAGAACAGTGTATGGACCAACTGTAGTTGTTGATGTTGGACCACCTACTGGATATGTAAATGATATCCCTTTTATATTTGCAGTAAAGAATCTTAACAGAATACAACCGCTTCCGCCATTTCCGCTAGTTTGACCAGCAATACCAGCTATTCCAGAAGCTCCTCCACCTCCTCCACCACTATTTGCAAAACCGCTCTGTGGAACTGTTGTATTTCTAACTCCAGCATTTCCTCCGCTTGTAGTACCACCATTGCTGCCTAAACCACCAGATGCAGAAGCATTGTTAACATGTGAACCGCCTCCACCTCCACCGCCTAAATATAAATTACCTGATGATACCCAATCTGTGTAGTTTGTAGCTGATCCACCTGCTCCGCCAACTAAAGAACTAGCAAAATTTGATCCAGCGGCTGCAGAACCACCACCTCCACCACCAACACCAGCCCCACTTTGGTCTGCATTGCCTCCTGAATTTCCAATGACTGGATTTGCATTAGTTATGTTACCAGTTGCGCCTGATGAGCTATTTGATCTACCTGCTCCTCCACCAGAACCACCAGTGCCTGGGCTTCCGTTATCTCCACCACCAAAACCACCACCTTGATTGTCAGATACTGTCCAAAGGTATGATGTTTGATTAGCCATGTCTGGTCC